GGACCAGTTTGTCAATCTTAGAAATTACAGACTTGTCGTGGTCAAGTCGTTCAGTCCCTGTTGGTGCTGACAGCCCGATCGACATTGCTACGTTAACACTGGCAACGCCAATATGGATTAATCCTCCAGTTAAAGTTAAACAAATGGGTATTATCACTGCTATTGTTACTAGCATTAATGAGGGATTTGGAGCACCAGAAGACACATATATCGACGGCCTAGGTGTTGACTCCAGTGCTGATCGTTCAAGTGCCATGGGAGACTTAATGTCTGCGGTGTATGCCAACATACATGGCCACGGATTACAAGTGTATAATGGTAGAGCAGTATTGTTAGCACCACACGAGGCTGTACAGGCCAATCAGTTTGCCATTGCCATCGGTGAAAGATATGGTCCGCCTATAACATGGCGTTCTATTCTTGACCAGTATCCAGGACAGTATCGAGCAGGACTGAGTAAACTATATTTGCTACAGCCATCAAACACTGAGGTATCGGGTACGTTTGCATTAGACCCAAATGATGAAAGTATTGCGGTGGTTAATTGGGATCAGGATACATATCCCACAAATACAAATCTGTTAGTTAACAAAACATATACTAGTGTAAGAGTATCTAGTCCAGGTACGTTTGATGCTATTGTTGATCCATTACAAAAAGGTCCGGGGTCGGGATTGCCTGCGCCAGTAATTGGTGTAAGGTATTTGATTATCGAATCTATTGGAAATGCCGTCAACGAAGACGGACCCGATGCTTGGAAGAATACAAACGGAAGTGATTTTGTAGCTCAAGAAAATGATATTATTGAGTGGTCCGACTCTGCGTGGCATGTAATTTTTACAGCGGCAGATCATTTAACTATAGCCGGCCAAGATCCTATAGCTCCCGTCTATCAAACGAATATATATACTGGAGTTCAGTACAAGTGGGACGGCTTTGCTTGGATTAAATCGTTTGAAGGCGAATATAAAGAGGGTTTATGGAGATTAAGACTGTAACAGAAATTGTATGTAGTGGGGCATTAATATATGCCAAGTCCACTCGTAGGTTTTTGTTAGTCCAAAAAGCTCAAGGTAAACATTCGGGTACATGGGGGTTAGTCGGTGGCACTAATCTTCAAAATGAAAATCCGTGGCGAGGTCTTCAACGAGAGATTACTGAAGAAATCGGCAGTATTCCCAAGTTTATAAAAACAATTCCCATTGAAACATTTGTCAGTAACGACAGAGTTTTTAACTTTCACACATATCTATGTGTAGTTGACAGCGAGTTTATTCCAACCCTAAGTGATGAGCATATTGCGTGGGCATGGGCCAACTTAGATTACTCGCCAAAACCCTTACATCAAGGGTTAAGAAATAGTTTTTCAAACAAAACTATACGAACAAAATTACAAACTATATTTGACTTGATGGAGTTGATCTAATGTATCCTGTTTCTACTCAGCGATTAGTTAACGAGCCATTTGCTTGGTCGGACAATGTATTTTCTAAGGACGAACTTGATCTTATAATTAACATGGGTAAAGAATTGTCCCTAATTGAGGCAAGTGTTAACAATTCCGGTATTCCTAAGTTTGATACAAGGCGTAGTAAGATAGGTTGGTTTCAACCCAATGTATCTACAGACTTTATTTTTAGTCGAGTACGTGATGCTATAAATCGACTAAATGCACAATTTTATCAGTATACATTAACTGAAATGGAAGATATACAATTTTCAGAGTACGACGAAAGTTATAATGGCATGTATAGAAATCACACAGATGACGGATTTGAAGGATACGGTAGAAAATTAAGTTTCAGTTTACAGTTATCCGATGAAGAAGATTATGATGGCGGTGATTTATTAATCTATAGATTTAAATTAACTGACGGATTACAAGTTCCTAAGACTCGAGGACTATTAACTATTTTTCCTAGCTGGACAATTCACGAAGTTACCTCAGTAACCAAGGGGACACGGCATTCACTAGTAGGATGGGTTCATGGACCAAACTTTAGATAATATTAATTTTCATAGTTTATGGCCAACTACATTATTATCAACTATGTACGTAGCCGACATGACAGCATTACAGGATGAAATTTATAATCTTGCAACTGTTCCTAACGAAATTAAAAAAAGCAATTACGGTGGCTGGCAGAGTAGTTCAGATCTATTTAAAAATCCAGTATGTGAATCGTTATGCAATTATATTTCAAAAATAGTCTGTAGTGCTACTAATATCAATAATATAAAATTTCATCAGATGTGGGCCAGTATTAATAAAAAAAATGACTTTAATACTGTGCATTCTCATACAAACGTATTTGATTTATCCGGTGTTTATTATGTTAAGGTTCCAGTAAACTCTGGAAATATCGTATTTAGAGATCCTAGGCAAGGGCAAATACATTCAAACAGTAAATTATATGGTTCGGATTCGGAACAGTTTATGCCGTTTGAATGTATGTTACTAATATTCCCGTCATGGCTAGAACATTATGTATTACCTAACCTAAGTGATGACGATAGAATTTCTATAAGTTTTGATATTACTCTGGAGTAACCATGTACCTAACTAACAAAGTTCTTGTCATTGATAACTTTTATAAAGATCCTGATATGATCAGGAGGTTGGCACTTGCCCAAGAATTTTTACCATGTACTCACTCCGATCGTGATGGTCAGTGGCCAGGCTTGCGATCTAAATTTTTAAATAATATTAATCCTAGAGTATGTGAAGAGTTTAAAGATAATCTAATTAACAATTTACTTGAAGGTATTACTACTGAATTTAATTGTTATTTTGAAACTAATTTTCAACTGTGTTATCAAGACATTGGCGACTCATGGGTTCATTTCGATCATTCTCCTACATGGACTATTACCCATGCCGGATTAGTGTACTTACATCCTACTCCTCCTGAAAATTCAGGCACTATAATATATGACTTTAACAAAGTACATCAACCCGAGATGGATGAGTACTCAGAAAAACATAACTACCTATGGCATAGATTAAATAGAGACCAGGATAGTGAAGAATTTAAAAAATGGTTTACCCCTAGTATTAATATTCCAAACAAATATAACAGAGCAATAATTTATAGTCCAGCGGCTTGGCATAAGTCTGATATGTATTTTGGATCTACACTAGATACTGGTAGACTAACACAACCTTTCTTTACATCAATACAATATAAATCATGAAAACAATAGCAATATTTGGTGATAGTTTTGCAGATCCTAGATGGACGGAAAATTCATGGTACAAGTCGTGGCCTGAATTATTAGAAAGCCATTATACTGTTACTAACTTTAGCCTTAGTGGTACTAGTATGTGGTGGTCATATAAACAGTTTAAAGAAAATTACAACAAGTTTGATTATTGTATATTTGTTGTCACTATGCCAGGGCGTGTGCATGTAGAAAGTTTAGATAGGCATTTAAACTTTAATGAGAATACATGGCCTCGATGGTTTGGTATGAATTTTGGAGAGTTATGGTTTAAATATTTCTACTCTAAAGAAAGAGAAGAATGTTTTCAAGAGCTAATGATTAAAGAAATATTTGCAACTCCTAATACTTTGGTAATTCCTGCGTTTGCAGAAAGCATTGCTGGTAGAGATGGAGATCTTGATTGGTCGTTATGTCACTATTCTGACATGGAAATTATACACTATGGGATGAAACATGCAGGAGACAACGAAAGACGTAAGTGTCATTTGTCAACTGAAAATAATCAAATGATATTTAATAAAGTATTATCGGCTCTGTCTTCTGGGGCAAATCAGCTAATGCTAACAAAAGAAGATTATGTTGTCCCCCAAGAACCGGTACACAAATATTGGTACTAATATGAAAGATTTTATAGTTGTTAAAAAATTTATAACTGCTGATCAATGTAGTCAGCTAGCTGACAAGATTGATTTATATGTATCTAGTGGATACACAATCGCTGACAGTCAATGTCCTAACAGTCCATCATTCTACGGTATATTCAATGACGAGTCTATATTGTTTTTACCATTTATTGAAGAACTATTAGGTAAAAAACTATCACCAACTTACACGTATGCACGACTATATAAACCCGGTGAATTATTGTTACCCCACAAAGATCGAGGTGCGTGTGAACATAGCTTCACTTTGTCAATAAAAACTGATAAAGAACCGTGGCCGTTTTATTTAGAAACTAATCATGGAATTGAAGAAATTTTATTAGAGGATGGTGACATGTTAGTGTACAATGGTGTGCAAGATTTACATTGGCGTATGAGACTAACAAATCAATTCCAATATCAGGGATTCTTTCATTATGTAGATCAAGCAGGACCGTATGCTGATAAGAAAAATGACGGGCATGATAAATTTTTAACTACTAACGAAGCCATAGAACACTTAAGGAATAAAAATGTACTACAATGAAGAATTTAATTACATGGTGGTAGACATTCCACATATTGCAGAAAACATTAACAACATAAAAAGAATCACACAGCTTGGTGTTGAAAAGTTCAAACGAAAATTTAATCAATCTAATCATTCTCCACGTAATGATAATATCACTTGGCAATTTGCCAACTATAATGTTTACGGAATATGTGGATGTAATGAATGGTTTTACGATATCTATCGTAGTCAAATTGAAGCAATTAGAGAATATTTTAAAATATCAAATACTGAAGTTCCACATCAGCTTTGGTTGCAGTCATGGATTAATAGTCATACTCCTAGACAAGTGTTAACAAGTCATAACCACGATTGGCCTTGGCACGGATATATCAGTATTGACCCCAAGGTATCAGATACTGTGTTTACAGACAAACACAACGGTACTGAATTATATAGAATTCAAAATAAAGTAGGGCAATTATACATTGGTCCGGGATATAGATTCCATCACATAGAAGTATTAGAGCCGTTTGATGGTGAAAGAATTACATTTGGATTTGATCTAGAGTTCAACGATCGTATAATGGACAACATTGGGTTTCTTCCAATAATTATCTAAGTCTGTCTTTTTATTGTTAAATACTCCGAGATTAAGGAGTCTACCGTGGAAAAACAACCCCAAGAAATAATTTATGTACCAAACGCCAGCCTACAAGATACATTTGCAAACATTTGCAGTGATCTTGATAAAGAAATGTGGAGGTTTGGAACAACTGCGCCAACATATGGATGGGATGTAGAAGATCCTAAACCGTTGTTCTGGGCTGATTTTGTTAAAAATCGCTGGCATGAAGTATTATTGCACAACATCATTGATCGCCTTGAAGCAATGGATCCAAAATATAAAAACTACGTATTCAAAGCTATTAACGCTCAAGCGGGCGGCCGAGTATTTGGGCAAGATGGTAGTATCCACGTTGACCACGAATTTGAGTTTAACTCAGACGGTGATGGATTTATGACGTTCTGTTTCTTTCCAAATAAAGAATGGGAGTCTGATTGGGGAGGAGAATTGCAATTCTTTAACAACGAGGGACAAGTTATAGCATCATTTAGTCCACAACCTAACACCTGTGTAGTATTTGATAGTAACATCCCACATCGAGGTTTATCTCCTACCCGAGATTGCACAAAATTTAGAAAATATATTTCCTTAAAACTGCAAGTTCATAAAATGTGGAACACTACAGATTCTGTTAATTTTAGAGATATTGAACAATTAGAAGGTGGCCCAAGTGACAACCAATCTACCAGCTGATCCAAGTAAAGTTCCTAGGACAATTCGTA